CGAAGAGATGATGGAAGCAGTTCAGCTACAAAACGTCAAGGGTCTATACGGTTCTAAAATCGGCGGCGACAATGGCGCCCAAACAAAGAGCCCGGGCTTACAAAACAGCGGACAAGCTGGAATGGACAGCAAGCCTGTCACATTCTCTGGTCAAAATGAACCAGTTCCAACAAGCCCAAAGAACCCAAGTAACTATGGTACTAAGGGTGAGACGCAAGTTAAAGGTGCTGGACAGTTTAAGAATGCACCGGGCGGCAACGCTGGCAAGACAGCATTCAAAGATAAAGCATCGCGTGATTGGGGCAAAAAAGATAGCTCGACAGGCAAAGAAGTTGGTGCAGGCGGTAGCGTAGCACAAAACGACAAGAGCCCGATTGCTGAAGCCCGCAAGCCTGTTAAACGTATTGTTAGATAAAAGGAAACCTGAGAGCAATGGCTTTGTATCTTGGAGGTAAAGATCACTTGCGTAATGTAACGCAAGTGTATCTGTACAATAGGACTCGTACATCCATAGAGCGGTGTACGAGTCCTTGTACGCTTACTAGATACAAAACTACAAATAGTTGGTCATTTCGTTCGACGGAGATTCTATAATGGCATTATACTTAAAAGAGCACTTGACGTTTGACCGCGCCGGAATGGTGGTTGAATCAGTAAGTGAAGGGGATAAAAAGAACCTGTATATGAAGGGGATTTTTATTCAGGGCGGAGTTAAGAACGCAAATGAACGTGTGTATCCTGTTTCTGAAATAGAATCTGCGGTAAATACGTTGAATGAACAAATTACAACTGGTTATTCAGTATTAGGTGAAGTAGATCATCCAGACGATTTAAAAATTAATTTAGATCGGGTATCACATATGATTACTAGTATGTGGATGGATGGCGCTAATGGGTTTGGAAAACTAAAAATCTTACCAACTCCAATGGGTCATCTAGTAACTACCATGTTAGAGAGTGGTGTTAAACTTGGTGTATCAAGTCGTGGTAGTGGTAATGTTAATGATATGGATGGCAGAGTTAGTGATTTTGAAATAGTAACGGTTGATATTGTAGCGCAACCATCTGCTCCAAATGCTTATCCAAAAGCTATTTACGAAGGTATGTTGAATATGAAGCACGGCCATAAGATTTTATCAAATCTTAAAGGTGCGGATGCTAGTAAAGATGCAAAAGTTCAAAGATATGTGAAAGAAGAGATAATTCGTTTAATCAAGGATATGAAAATAAAATGATTAATCGAGTACAAATACACGGAGTAGATAGGTCTACTTCTGTAATACTTGGTGAACCAGAGTTAAATGGTTCAAAACAAGGGGGAAATAATGAATTTAGAAATCATTAAACCGTTGCTTGAAAGCGGCCTCATCAGCGAAGAAACTAGTGCTTCTATTACCGAAGCCTGGCAGTCTAAGTTAGTTGAAGCACGTGAGCAAGTTCGTGCAGAACTCCGCGAAGAGTTTGCACATCGGTATGAGCATGACCGTACTGTGATGGTTGAAGCCTTGGATAAGATGGTAACTGATAGTTTGACTGGTGAAATCTCAGAATTTCATTCAGAAAGACAATCAATGCACGAAGACCGTGTACAAGCAAAACTAAAGCTACGTGAAAATGCGTCAAAGTTTAATGAATTTATGGTTACTAAACTAGCCGAAGAAATCAAAGAACTACGCAGTGATCGTAAGATTGCAAAAGAAAGTCAACACTCACTAGAACAATTTGTTGTTCAAGCTCTTTCCAGAGAAATTAAAGAATTCTCACAGGACAAGAGAGCAGTTGTTGAGGCTAAAGTTAAACTTGTAGCTGAAGGTCGCAAACAACTTGAAAAACTAAAAGCTAAATTTGTAGCTGAAAGTGCGTCAAGAATGAATGCTGCTGTTACTAGACATCTAAAGGGTGAATTAAGTCAGCTTAAAGAAGATATACAAAGCGCCAGAGAAAATAACTTTGGACGTAAATTGTTTGAAGCATTTGCTAGTGAATTCTCTGTCACTCATTTAAATGAGAAAGCAGAAACTCGCAATCTAATGCATAAGTTACAAGAAAAAGATCAACAACTATCTGAGTCTGTCCGTAAAATGGAACAAGCTAAGAAATTGATCGAAACCAAAGAACGTGAAGTTCGAATTATTAAAGAATCTAATCTCCGTGAAAAAACAATGGGTGAATTAATTAGCACATTGAACGAAGAAAAGGCTTCAGTAATGAAGAGCTTGCTAGAAAGCGTGCAGACACCTAAGTTGCAGGCCGCTTTCGATAAGTATCTACCAGCAGTTCTAAATCAAGGTACTGATAAGAAATCTGTTAAACAGGCTATTTCTGAATCAAGAATGATTAGTGAAGTTACTGGTGATAAATCTGCCAAAAAAGAATTTGAAGTCGAAGCACGTGATAATGTCATTGACATCAAACGTCTGGCAGGGCTTTAATCAAAGACATATATTAGGAGAAAACACAAATGTCAAAAGTACTCTTAGAAAGCCGTTGGGATGAGACCAAAGAGGCCCTGTTAGAAGGATTAAAAGGCAATCGCCGCTCAACAATGGGTGTTCTTTTAGAGAATACCAAAAAGCAACTACTTGCTGAATCTACCGCCGGCACAACAACTGCAGGTAATATCGCTACTTTAAATCGCGTTATTCTTCCAGTTATCCGTCGTGTAATGCCAACCGTTATCGCTAACGAATTGGTAGGCGTTCAGCCAATGACTGGACCAGTTGGTCAGATTCACACTCTACGTGTTCGCTATGCTCAGTCGTTAACCGACAACTCAGCAGCGCAAACAAGCGTAACAGCAGGTGAAGAAGCTTTGAGCCCGTTTAAAATTGCTCAAGCATATTCACGTGTTAAGGGTGACGCTACTACAACTGACTACTACACTGGTGCTGACACTGCTAGCCTTGAAGGCAACGGCGGTAAACAAATCAGCGTTCAGATTCTACGTCAGGCCGTTGAAGCCAAGTCACGTAAGTTGCAAGCTCGTTGGACATTCGAAGCTGCTCAAGATGCTCAATCGCAACACGGGATTGACGTTGAGGCAGAAATCATGGCTGCTTTAGCGCAAGAAATTACCGCTGAAATCGACCAAGAAATTCTATTGTCGCTACGCACTCTAGCATCGATTGAATACACTTACAACCAAGCTACCGTTTCAGGTACTGCCACATACGTTGGTGACGAACACGCTGCTCTAGCTGTTCTTATCAATCGTGTTGCTAACTTGATCGCCCAACGTACTCGTCGTGGCGCTGGTAACTGGGCTGTTGTATCTAGTGCTGCATTGACTGTTCTTCAGTCTGCTACTACTAGCGCATTCGCTCGTACTACAGAAGGCACCTTCGAAGCACCTACAAACACTAAGTTTGTTGGTACATTGAATGGCGCTATGCGCGTGTTCGTTGACTCGTATGCTCCTGACAATACTCCAGTCTTGGTTGGATACAAAGGCTCGTCAGAAACAGATGCAGCGGCATTCTATTGCCCTTACATTCCGTTGATGAGTAGTGGTGTTGTTCTTGATCCGTCAACATTCGAACCAGTCGTGTCATTTATGACAAGGTATGGCTACATCGAGCTTACTAATACTGCCTCAAGTTTCGGCAATGCCGCGGATTACGTTGGGGAAATAAACGTGCAAAATCTTACTTTTCAGTGAAATCAAGCACTTACGAGAACTACTTCAAGTAGTTTCTCAACACAAAGGGACACTTCGGTGTCCTTTTTTGTATCTAAAAATAGTGGAAAGTGATATTCTGTATAAATACTATTATGCTCGCAAACAAATATTCCAAACTCTATTACAAAATAACTGATAATGCTAAACAACGCACTACAGAGGGTTACACTGAACGGCATCATATAACACCACAGTCAATGGGCGGCAGTAATGACACTGCAAATTTAGTAGAACTAACAGCAAGAGAACACTTTATTTGTCATTGGTTGTTGATAAAAATGACAGAAGGCAAAGATAGAAGTAAGATGGTGTATGCTCTAAACGGAATGAAGGCAGAGAATAAATATCAAAAAAGATACCATACAAAAATAACAGCTAGAGTCTACGAAACCTACAGAATAGAACACGCAGCCAATCATAGTAAAACGATGAAAGGCAGATCTTCAAAAAATAAAGGTATTCCGATGTCCAGTGAGTTGAAACAAAAACTAAGAGAAAAGGCAAAAGCAAATCACGCTAGTGGTAAAGTATACTCTGAAGAATCACAAAAGAAAAGATTGTCTAAAATGATAGGTTATACACATAGTGAAGAAACTAAACAAAAACAAAGTTTAGCATCAAAGGGTAAACCTAAAGGTCCTATGAGTGAAGAAGAAAAACTAAAGCGTTCTGTAACACAAAAGGGTGTTGCAAAAGTAAAGACACACGCAACAAATGTAGCCAACGCAGTATTAGGTAACATCAGTATCAACAAAGACAATACAGAAAAGAAAGTAAAGAAAGACACACTACAAAGTTACTTAGATGATGGTTGGCAACTTGGTGGAAAAAAGCGTAAGATAGCATAAATACAATATCTCAATGGGATGGGAAGTTTACATCAAGGGCTCTGTAATACAGAGCCTTTTTTGTTTTATAATAAATATATAATGGAAACTACACAACTACCTCAACCAAAGAAAATTACAAAAAAGCGCCAAGCAAAATTACTTGCCCACGCTAATAGAGATGCACTCCACACTGTAAAACGAAGTGGCAAGTGGCCGGGAGTTAAGAAGAAACATTTAAAACTCAACTCAACTTGTGCTGCGTGTGGTACTAAAAATGATTTAGAAGTTCATCATAAAAAACCCTATCACTTGCATCCAGAGTTAGAACTTGATCTTACCAACTTGATCACATTGTGTATGGAAAACTTATGTCACATAGATATCGGTCACGGTGATAGCTTTAAGGCATACAACCCCAATGTAGCAGAAGATGCCAACACAGTGCTTGCTAATAAAGATCAGCTTAAACGTATCTTAGCCGAAGTATCAGTAAAAGCAAAACAGCAACGATTGTTTGAATAACAGTTAAATTAAAATATCAGCATCCACTGTAATGTCCATTAAAGAAGAAGAACTTTCTTTTAACTTTTTTTGATAGATTCTATTACAGTTAGCGCATAGTGTTTTTATGTTAGCAGTGAGTTTGTTCTTGGTATTGCCGTCAAGATATATTCTATCAAGTTGGCATTTGTCTTGAGGAATAAAATCACATTGTTCGCACGTATTTTTTTTATCCAACAAGTAACCAAACTTTTTATCGTAAGCCGCTTTAGCGCAAGAGGCACAATATTTGTGCCATTTTTTAAATCCATTCTTACTTGTTCCGTTTGGTTTGACAGGGGATACCTTACAGTTGCCGCATAATGATCTTGATGGTTGACGGGTAAGCATATATGTATTTAGAAAAAAGATACTAGCTGTGCTTTTTTTTCTCGAAGACCACCACCGCACCAATTTTACTTTTTTGATAAATAATTCATACAACAATTTATTATACGGGACATTGTTAATGGCATCTGAACTTTTTAATGCGGTAAGTGGATTTTCGGTGGGCATTCCGCCTATTGCCGTTATTGACGAAACTGGAAATATTGTAACAAACGTATTAACACCTACCGGTAACGTTGCAGCAAATGTAATTTATGCTGGAAGTTATCGGTATGCCAACGGTCAACCATTGGTATCACCAGCTGCTGGCGCCAATACACAGGTTCAATATAATCTTGATGGGGAATTGGGTGCTAGTGCAGGGTTGACGTTTGACAGTTCATCTAGCACCATAACAGTTTACAATACAAATACCCTATTCAATACAAATACTAGTTCATTGGTAGTAACGGAAGAAGCAAATTTAGGTAATGTAAGCAATGTTACCATTGATGGCGGATCCGCTAACTATATTTTAACAACGGATGGATTTGGGAATTTAGAATGGAGCCCGACTACAGCAGTCGCAGCAGCGGGTGCAAACACACAGGTTCAGTTTAATACAGATGGACAGTTTGATGCTGCTGCTGCACTGACATTCGATACCACTTCAAATACATTAGCAGTAACTGGTAATTTAGATGTAGTTACTTTTAAAATAAATGTTGGTGAATATGATTTCTACACTTCACTAGTGTATAGTGCTACAACTACTAGCACTGTACCAAATCAAGTGTTGTTTTCTATCCCTGCAAGTACTGTTTCTGCACTAGAGTTTACTATAATTTCTACAGACCTAGTTGCAAACCGTAGACAAACTACCAAGATATCTGCGGTTATTTTAGGGGATACTGTGGTATTTAATGAATATGCTGGGTTGATAATCAACGGCGGCGTAGGAAGTTGTAGTGTAATATATGATCCAGTAATACCACCTAGCGTACAATTGGTAGTAGATCCGGATTCTGATAACTTGACACGGTATAATATGCTGATCGTCAAATTTGCTTCGTAAATAAGAGGAACATTAAAATGGCAATTAGAGCTTTAAATTCAATCGGTGGTTTCTCAATAGGTGAAACTGCCGCTAATATAATATTAGCAAACGGCGATATTACAACCGGTAACGCAACCTTCACTGGAAACGCAGCTGCCGCTAATGTTCTAACTGACCATTTGCTGTATGCCAACGGAACGGCTTGGTCTTTTACTGCGGTTGCAGGTGCAAACACACAGATTCAGTTTAATAACGATGGCGCGCTAGGAGCTAGCGCAAACTTTACCTTTAGTTCTTCATTAAATATCCTCACTGTACTTGGCAATATAGTATCAACTAATGCTAATCTAGGAAATTCAGCTACTGCAAACTTCTTTACTGGTGTGTTGACTACTAATGCTCAGCCTAATATTACTAGTGTCGGTACACTGACTAGCTTAGCAGTAACGGGTAACATATCATCAGGTAATGCTAATCTTGGTAATTTAGCTATAGCTAACTTCTTTTCAGGTACATTAACTACTAATGCACAGCCCAATATCACTAGTGTTGGTACTTTAACCGCGTTAGACGTAACGGGAAATATCTCGTCAGGTAATGCTAATCTTGGTAATTTAGCTATAGCTAACTTCTTTTCAGGTAACGGTAGTTTATTAACAGGTTTAGTTATAGCTGCCGGAACCTCAATTGTCAATGGTAATAGTAATGTTATTGTTACAGCTAATAGTAATGTTAATATAAGCAGTAATGGTGTTGCTAATGTTGTAGTTGTAACTAGTACCGGGGCTAACATTGACGGAACACTAGCTGCAACCGGTAATTTATCAGCCGCGAATGCTAATCTTGGTAATTTAACTACATCAAACTTTTATGCAGGTACATTAACTACCGCAGCACAGCCCAACATCACTAGTGTTGGTACACTAACAGCGTTGGTCGTAACTGGCACTGCATCTGCCGGTAATATTGCTACTGCAGGCAATGTGACGGCTAGTTTCTTGGTATCAAATGTTTCGACTGGCACAGCACCTATCGCAGTAGCTAGCACAACTCGCGTTGCCAACTTAAATGTTGACTATGCTAACGTCTCGGATTTTGGTGTTGTCTCTGCGCAGACCACTGGTACATATTTCCCTGTATTTGCTAATGGTAGCAGTACTGCTAATTATGCGTTAGCAGCAAATAGTGGGTTCTCAGCTAATTTAGCTAACGGTGGATTAACAGCAACTACGTTCATTGGTGCATTAAGTGGCGCAGCTACTACCGCAGGTACTGTTACTACTGCTGCTCAGCCTAATATTACTAGTGTTGGTACGCTATCTAGCTTGTCAGTTACTGGTACAACTACTAGTGGTAACTTCGCTACCGCAGGCAACTTAACAGCTAGCTTTGTTGTGTCAAATGTCACAACAGGCACCGCACCACTCACAGTAACTAGTACAACTCGCGTTGCTAACTTAAATGTTGACTATGCTAACGTAGCTGACTTTGGGGTTGTAACAGCACAAACTACTGGTACTTTCTTCCCTACATTCGTAAGTGGTAGTAGTACAGGTAACTATGCACAAGCAGCAAATTCAAACTTATCATTTAATGCGGCCACTGGAGCACTATCAGCTACGTTATTTACTGGTACGTTAACTACAGCGGCTCAACCAAATGTAACAAGTGTTGGTACACTAACGGCGTTAGCTGTTACTGGTAATATCTCTGCAGGTAATGCTAATCTTGGTAACTTAACCACATCAAACTTTTATGCGGGTACATTAACTACCGCAGCACAGCCCAACATTACTTCAGTTGGTATACTAACGGCGTTGGCTGTTACTGGGAATCTCTCTGCAGGTAATGCTAATCTTGGTAACTTAACCACATCAAACTTTTATGCGGGTACATTAACTACGGCGGCACAACCCAACATTACTTCAGTTGGTACGTTAAATGACCTAGCAGTAACCGGAAACATTACAACTAGTGCAAATCTAGTAACTGATTTGATTGTGGGTAGAACATCCGGTATAACAATAACCGCAACCGGATCTAATCAAAACATCAACTTAACCCCTACAGGTACTGGTACAGTTAACGTTGGTAACTTTATAATCTCTAATGTTGCTACTCCTTTAGCAGACTTTGATGCGGCAACAAAGAAATATGTTGACGATGTTGCTCAAGGGTTACATACTCACGATAGTTGTCAAGCTGCAACTCCAACCATACTATCAACTATTACCAGTGGCACAATTACTTATAACAATGGTGCAAGTGGCGTAGGAGCTAATCTTGTAACAACAGGAAGTTTCAATTTAATTGACGGTGTTAACGTTCAATCATCTGGAACACGTATTCTTGTTAAGGATGAAGCAAATACTGCACATAATGGTATCTATGTTTGGTCAAATGCAACAGTAATTACACGTGCTGATGACTTTAATACTCCAACTGAAATGGCAGGTGGTGACTTTACATTTGTTACTGCAGGTACAGTATATGACAACACTGGTTGGGTAATGCCTGATGCAGTTACTACAGTTGGAACAAGTCCTGTTGTTTGGGTGCAATTCTCTGGTGCAGGTACATATACTGCAGGTACTGGATTAGCATTAAATGGTACTGTATTCAGTATCGCTAATACTACTGTAACAGCAGGTGCATACGGTAACGGGGATTACAACGCTACTTTTACTGTTAACGGTCAAGGTCAACTATCTGCTGCTGCTAACGTAGCAATTACAGCTAACGCTGGAAACTTAAGTGGTACCGTATTGAAATCAACAGTTGTTACTTCTAGTTTAACAAGCGTTGGAACATTGGGCAGCTTGGCAGTCACTGGTACAACCACTAGTGGTAACTTTGCAACTGCCGGTAACTTGACAGCTAGTTTTGTTGTATCTAACGTGGCTACTGGCACAGCACCACTCACTGTA